TCGGTCGATATCCATGAGACCATGTTTGCTTTTTACAGCCGGTGTCATACCCGAAATAATACCATTGGAGTTTTGTATTCCTAGGACGTAGTGTCCAAAGGTGTTACTAATTTGCTGAGAATTGGTAGCTCCTTCTTCTTTCATACGCTCCGAATCTTTAATACAGATATAACTTTGATTGAGATCTTCGCTACCAGCTCTCAACTGTATGAGAATATTATCATAATTATAAAGACATATGGAATTGAGTTCGGGGGGATCAATCATATAAGCGAAAATAGACTCCGGTGTATCAACCTCGTATTCCAAACGAAAAGGATTTGCACTGAAACCGTCGTGTGGGAATTTTTGATATAAAGCCATTTTGGTAAATCCCGAGGCGTTATATTCTTTATTTTCATAACCAATCACTTTGTATAAATAACCTTCACTGAAATCAATTGAAAAAGTCTCAGTTGATGCAAAGTACATTTTGTTGTCTATTTTGTTGTATTTTACTGAAATGGGGGTCTTACTCTCACCAAATGTGTTTTTCGCCAAAGTGTGGTCGGCAAAAAAAAGTGTTTCGAAAACAACACGTAAATCACGAGGTGTATAATTACCTTCTGGAATAATTATATTTCTTTTACCAAAAGTAGGGTAAGTGTAAGAGAAAGAGTTATTATTTTTGGCAGCTGAAATAACCTTGGCATTAGTGGGAACTGGAAATTTGAATTTAAGTTTTATGGAATCGACATTATGTACGGGAGGTATTTTTATGTTTACGCCATTCGCATCATTAAGATCATTATTTGACAAGTAGTCCATCTGTACCGTACTTGTACTGTACGGGTAAGGGTTTTGAAAGCCATTGACAATTATCTCTTGGGTTACCTTAGTTATTTTTTTAGGTTTTTTTACCATTGACATATCGTTGAACATAATGATGTATAATTATTAATAATATTAATTATTTAGGTTGAAAACAAAAAAATGTTTTCTCACAAATTAGGTTGAAAACAAAAAAATGTTTTCTCACAAATTAGGTTGAAAACAAAAAAATGTTTTCTCACAAATTAGTAATAACATTATGCCAATAAGAAGTTTTAGTGGTGATGCTAGGAAAAGAGGCGACGGAGAGGGCTTTGGTTCAGACATTGAAAACATTGGAGGTGAAATTGTATTTAATGTCCCTATATTTTGCTTAGATGATATAGATTGCAAGAACATGAAATCATCAAATATAATAAGGGGTGCTCCTGATGCAAGCGGTAATCGTGTGGAAATGCTTAATGGGAATATTTCCATACCCAATCAGATTACGGCTGAGAATATAGTATTGACCTCAGATGAGAAAATGAAATATCAAATCAAAGATTTACCAGAGACACATTTAAAAATTTTACAGGATATTCAACCGAAACAATTCAAATTTAAGAATGATCCAAAAGGAGAAATACATTTTGGTTTCATGGCACAAGACATTGAAAAGAAATTTCCTCAGATGGTTTTAGAGGTCAATAATGTTAAGCGTGTCAATTACATAGAAATGATACCATTATTGGTTCTAAAATACAGACAATTGGAAAATAAGTTGAGACAATTGGAAGAAAACCAGATAAAAAAATAGCTGTAAAACAGACAGAATAATATCTACGAATATGTAAATGCAAAGTTTTTTTGATGACAATATTATTGAAGATTTGGGAGGTCAATATCGTATTAATTTACCTCTTCGTTCTGTAGATAACATTGTTTGTAGTAATTTGAGGGCATCGGGGATAATAACAAATGGTTCTGGAGATAAAGAAAGTATTTTTTCCGCGGGGAAAGCAGATATAGCTAAAGTGGTTACGGCTAAAAATTTATTTTTGACTTCGGATGAGACACAGAAGTATGATGTGAGTGATTTAGGAGGTCCGACACCATTATTATTTTTTTCGGAATTGAAACCCAAAAGTTATCATCTTCTTACAAAAGACGGTAAGAAAAGAGATAAAAGTGTTGAGCACTGGGGTTTTTTGGCCCAAGATATAGAAAAGATACTCCCGCAAATGGTATCCGAAGTAAATGGCATTAAACGTATAAATTACATTGAGTGTATTCCTCTTTTACTATTGAAAATAAGAGAATTGGAAGAGCGCATTGATAAATTATAATGTCACGATAATATAATTAATTATTATGGCAAATGAAGAAATTAATATAAAAGTACAGAATGTCATAGACGATTTAAATAAGAAATTCGGCAATATGAGCATACCAATTTCCGTAGGAGTAACGTCTTTAATAGCCATGTATTTTAATTATCAAGCAGCCTTTTTAATTTTTGCCCTGATCACAGTTTTCAAATTTATGCAACTTCTAATTTTAATAAACGAAAAAATTTCCGATGATTTATATACTTTTTTGAAGAATACAGCCTTTATATTCCCAATCCTTTTCATATCCAAAAATGCGTGGAATATTCGTGAAAGCAATATTGACAAAGAAACTTTGAAAAATGAATCCAAATTAAATGCTATTATTGGTGTTTTATATGTTCTTTTATTCGCGCAAATTGCAATTGTTTATTGGGCTACGTCTGAATTCTCTCGACGAGGAGGTACAGACGTTTTTGGAAATAATGTAAAAAATATGATGCTATATTTCGTCTTCATTTTCGGATTTTCTTTATTTATTTTTGAATTGACGTATCAATTGAAAGCCGCGGGCAATGCGAAGACGGACGATTAACCATATACTTGAAAAAAACGACACTAAATATGTATCATGACATATATTAAAATATTTGGTATATACGAAAATGCTTGTATTATGCAAATTGTATTTAAAAAAATGGAATATAAAGAAATCGCGATGTTGATACGAATTTCATTTTTGTATGGTTTATTACCGCAAATACGTTTATAGCAATACGATATTGATTTGGATTTGAGTCTCTAAGTTTCAAATCGAAATTTCATTTTAATCATTTGAGGAAAACAAACTTAAAGATAAAAACAACATAATAACTATAACAAGAAAGATGTCTTCTCAACAGATTGTAAGAACAAGCGAATTCGATATTGACAAGGTTGGTTTCAAGCCATGTACCAATAACAAGAACGGTAAGGGTAAGAATACCCAAATCACCTATGATGGTGCTCCAATGATGTTGCAGACGCCGCTTATCTTGACGTGGGGCGTCAATGAGCGAATCCCACAGGAAGGTTCAGGTGGTAGAATCAGCTATGATATGGCACTTCAATTTAATGACCGCACATCAGGCGTGATTCAGTTTCGTAAGAATATTGAGGCAATTCAGAATAAGATTCTCAAGGCAGCCGAGAAGGATAAGGCGCAGGAATGGTTTGGAAAAAGTAAAATGAATGAGGCAGTTCTTACTGAACTCATGTATCCTATTTTGAAGCATCGAAATTTGAAAGATAGTGAAGGAAATTGGACATCGGAGCCTGATTACAATAGTGACCCAACAATGAAGATCAAGTTGGGATTTTGGGAGGGTAAATTTAGCGTGGATTTGTATGATATGGAGAAGAAATTGTTGTTTGCCTCGCAAGGATATGGAAGCGATGATACTCCCAAGCCACAAGGCGATAAGACGCCAATGGTGTTTATTCCCAAGGGAAGTCATGTTATCGCAGTATTGAAATGTAATGGACTATGGTTTGCCGGAGGACGATTTGGAGTGACGTGGCGTTTGGAAGTGGCACATGTAAAGCAACCGTTCAGACTTAAGGGCACGGGAATTTCGCCAATTGAGTATGATTCGGACGATCAAAATGCATTGATGAAGTTGATTCGAAAGGATAAGGCGGAAGCAGAAGCACAAGCCGCAAAAGAAGCAGATGAAGATAAGGAAGATGAAGTAGCAGAAACAGTAGGGAGCGCAGGGGAAGATGGAGGGGAAGCAGCAGATTCTTCATCGGATGAAGAGGAAGAAGTAGTAGTTAAGGCACCAACTCCTAAGAAGAAGAAGAAGGTGGTTCGTAAGCGAAAAAAGAAAGGAGCCGAATAAAGTAACATTTAAAATAATCTGCAATGACTAACGATAAATAGTAATAATAAAAAATAATATAAGTAACAGTTAAAGCATGAAATTTAATTTTTTATTTTTTTTTCGTGGTAAATCTCTAAGAATTTACAACGAAATCAGTGTATATCTTCTATAATATTCTATAACTTAAATTCAGGATTTAGAATATAATTGGGTTGACCTTGGGCTCCAGGTAAGTCACCCGTAATAGTATGATTTGTCAAAAAAGTATTTTTTACATTTGTCAGATTCGTACTCATTTTAGAATAAGCATCGCCTAAAAGAGGTAGTTTTTGAATGGAACCACCCTTGAAGGATTTAAGTTTTTTTTGTGTTCTTTTGATTCTTCTTTTACTTTTGTTTTTGTTTTTGCTTTTGCTTTTGCGTTTCCTTTTCCTTTTGTTTTTGCTTATCCTTTTTTTTCTAAATTGGTAGTTGCGACGCCTAGTTTTTATTTTTCTCCTCGTTTTTCTTCTTCCTCTCCTTCTCCTCGTATTATTTCTAGTCCTGGTTTTACGAAGTCTCATTTATAGTAGGGAGAGATATTATATTGTTGTTATTATTCCATGTCCACATGGGTCAACATGTGACGACGACAACAATAACGCGTCAATCCTAATTGGTCCATGACTTTTCCTTCGATTGTTTTTTTATTTACACCTTGTTTCAAATATATGAATTCATCAGCATTTTCGTCAGTGGATTGACTTTTTTGTCGCAGAACTTCTTTTTGGTAGAATTGGTATTTGTTGGCCAAAACTTTACCGCACGTAAAACATTTAATTGGAATAATCATCTTGTTATGTGTATAATATGTTGAAATATTTTTAATCTCTTTATCTATCTTTTCTATCTTTTCTATCTTTTCTATCTTTTCTATCTTTTAAGAAAAGATAGGGCAAAAAATTTAAATTTCGATTTCCGACTCTTTTCTCTTTCATAATGCCTCGGCATTATGAAAGTAAAACCGTCAGGCAAAAGAGTTTAATGCCAACGAAGTTGGCTCTTCTCCTCGTCATATATCTAAATCTCCGATTTAGATATTTGACGAAGATACATCGATTCTTTTATACCGGCGCCTTTTATTTCATTATTTTCAGGACTTGCATTGTCACCATAATTATCCCGGTCTTGTGTATTTTCGGTGGTGGCTATTCCTTGACCAGTTCCCGTATTTTGCCTAATTTCTTTATCAGATGGTAATTTTTTAGGAATCTTAAATTCTTTTTTCTTCTGTTCTTCGTGTTTGGGAGTAACAAAGGATATTACGGCTTTCCTCGAATCCAATTTCTCTTCTAATTGTCCTGGCTTATTTGCACCAGTTAAAGTCATTACGATTAATACCACAAACATTACCAAAATAATTAAAAGTATGGTGCTAAAGTTATCCTTTAAAAAAGCAATGGATTTTTTGATGCCTTTTGGTGGGAAATCGACGGGATTAATGATAAACATTACGAATAAAATGAATATAATCAATAGTATTATGGGTATTTCATTTTTCATGTTTGGATATAATATATCGAAATATAAAAAGATATTATTAATTCAACGAAAATTTAAATGTCACTCCATAAGAGTCTGATGATTCCCAAATACCGGATATTTTCAATAATATTCTCTTTGTATTATTGGTGCTTTTTCCATAATTATCATAATTTCTCTCATTTATAATTTTGATAAAGCCTTGTTTCAATTGTTCTGCGATACGTAGTATTTTATTTTTTTTCGTGTCAAAATGTATTTTATCTAAAATGGTATTTTCAATCATTTTAATCTTATTTATTGTTTTTAAATTTTTGTCATAATCAAAGCAACATTTCATTTTTTGAAAATATTTCTCCATTTTCATATTGGATAATGTAAATAAACAGTATACGCTATTGAGAGTGAAATACTGGGATGAATATAATATACGATGAAAATATCCCTCCATTACATTATTTGATGTCTTATTTCCAACTATAATACAATCCGAATTATAATCTTTTAAGTCTATTGATAATCTCATTTTCTTTTGTCTTGTTTTAATTAGTTTGGCAAATTTTATATCAATATATTTATTATATAAATTGTTTTCAGTATAAATATCAAACGCGATGTATGATTAACTATTCTAAATAAGACATGAAAATATCAGAGATTAAATTCGAAGATTATCTGAAGAATAATAAAAAAAATAATTTACACCCCGAATTAAATAATTTATTCGAATGTATTGATAATAATATTGAAAAATTACCGAATTTGATTTTATACGGGGTATCGGGTATTGGAAAATATACACAAGCATTGAAAATAATTTCCAAGTTCAGTAAAAGCAATCTCAAATATGAACGTAAAATAAATGTGACATTCAATAAAAAAAATTATATATATAAAATCAGTGATATACACTTCGAAATAGATTTTAATATACTCGGATGTAATGCCAAAATTTTGTGGAACGACATATATTATCATATCTTAGACATAATTAAGAGTCGTTCAAATTATTCGGGAATTATATTATGTAAGAATTTCCACAAAATACATCATGAATTATGTGAATCATTTCATAGTTATTTGCAAAATATGTCGCATGAAAATATCAATGTGAAATATATTATTCTCGCCGAAAACATGAGTTTTTTGCCGAAAAATATTCTGAATTGCGTCGAAACCGTATCTATTAAGCGTCCATCAAAGAGTTCGTATAATAAATGTTTTTGTAAAAAATTGGTTGATCGTGTCGACGATGTCCAAAATATTACAAATATAAAAAATATATATTTGAATAACTATACAAATATTAAAGAAAACAATAAGATTGCCGATGAATTATTAAATGAAATTTACAATTTCGAAAAAATGAAATTCTTCCAAAATAGAGACATTCTTTATAATTTTCTAATATATCAACACGACATTTATAATAGTATTTGGTATATGATGAAACAAATCATGGCGAGAACTGAGATTAAAGACGACGATATGATGAATATACTTTTTTATACACAGTGTTTTCTTAAGTATTATAACAATAATTATAGACCTATTTTCCATTTAGAAAAATTTTTGTATTTATTATGTAGTACTGTAAATGGATTATGAGAGAGCTTGTGTCACCCTGGCACTAAAACAAGGGTCTTATATGACACCAAATAAAATAAAAAAAGCATATTATAAAAAATCACTCCAATTTCATCCCGATCGTTTGGAAAAGGAAAAAGCCAATGAATTTTACAACATTGATAACTATGAAAAGGATAAATTATTTTATAAAGAGAAATTCACTGAAATACATGAGGCTTATGAATTTCTAACGGATTATATTTATAAAAACACTAAGAGTGCCGATATGAAAAAAGAGGCAAGAGAGGATAAACACATGTTTGACGATTTGTGGAAAATGGATTATTTTACTCTCTTTATGAAGTTCATACAACATATACAACCTAATATATATTCAAAGTGGGATAGCGTATTTATAGATTCGACGCTGAAAAGCGTTTTTGCGCCAAATTCAAGTAAATCGGGTGGAACTGATTCATGTGGTACTAATTCAAATATAATATTTGACGTGTTTAAAGAATTGGACAAGGAGAGGGCCATAGAGATTTACCAGGTAATGCTCGAAAATAAAGAATTATTCCCCGTACTTGATGAAACATTGGCGAAAATTAAAACTATTATCCGAAAAAAGATACAACACGACAATGTTATCGTACTTGAACCATCTCTACACGATTTAATGTTTGATAACATTTATAAATTAGAGTTTTTAGACAAAACTCTTTATATTCCGTTATGGCACGATAAGATTTTTTTTGAGATAAACGACCAAGATTTGATTGTAAAAATAAAACCTCGTTTAGGAAAAAATCATTATTTGGACAAATATAACAATCTTCATGTAATCCGGCGACGAAATATCTTGGATATACTGAAAGAAGAAAAATTGGTTATCGATATTGGGGGGAAAAAATATGAACTCATGGGAGAAGAATTGAAAATTATACCCGAACAAACAGTCTTTCTCAGCGAAGAAGGAATATTGAAGCAAAATAAAAATAGTATTTACGATAATAAAAGACGAGGAAAAATTTATTTACATCTCTTCCTTTGATTTAATTTATTTATTTGAGACATCTTTTTCTTTGATTATTTGGTAATATATAGCATTTTTTTATTTGGCTTATATATAAATACAATGGCAAATATTTTAGACGACGGTATGAAGAAATTCAAGAAATTTTTAAACAGTGTCTGTCTTCCAGCACAGATTTATCTTTTGTTTTCTCTTTTAAGTTATTTCGTGATTGTAATGCAAAATTTGATGGACCCTAGATTCTTTAAATGTGGACCTTTATCCTTGAGATGCCCGTTTAGTAAGATTTTCTTATTGGTGTTCCATCTTGTGTTCATCTTGGTATTTTCGCACATCTTGAATCTCTTCTGCAAAGGAGGATATGGTTTAGTGTCCTGGATGATTGTGGTC